TTTGGAAATTTTCTTCTTCCATTGAATTATATGGAAGAGAACTTTGAGGTATTATATGATCAATATTCCATGTTCTTCTATTCATATTTGCTACACCATAATTATTCCAATTCATCCATGTTTTCCATTGTGATTCAATATATTGTTTAAGTTCATCAATTGTATAGGGAAGATGTTGTAATATTGATTTTCCAAATTTAGATGAATTTTGTTTATATAATGCTTGATTTATTGTATTAGAAATGTTTTTACGTAATTTGAAAATTGGATCTATTTTTCGACGTTGTTTTATATAATTATTATTATATTCTAAAATTTTATTTTTATTATTAATACGATATTCTTTTTGATATTCTTTAATTTTATTTTTATTATTAATACGATAATTTTTAGCTTTTTCTTTAATTTTATCTTTATTATTAATTTGATATTCTTTTGCACATTTTTTACAATATAATTGTAATCCTTCTTTATTATTTTTATATTTACTAAATTCAGATTCATCTTTTTCAATACCACATTTTGAGCAAATTTTAGTCATAGTTTTTACCAGAAAATATTTTATTTACTCGACAATTATTCTATTGAAATTTCAAAATTCAAACAAACAAGTAACGAAGTTAACTATCATTACCTAATAATTAATTCGTTACTCAGGCACATTAATTCTTTCTAATTTTCCCTTAGTTATAAATAACTAC